CTGCTTCGTATATTTTAAAATAAAATCCCTCATCTTCGATTTCACCAGCTTCAATTCCTTTTGCATATTTATAAAGTCTATAAGCAAGACTGTTCTCAACTCCAGCAGTTGTGATGTTGATTCCAATCGTGTTTGCTCTTTTCCTAAGTCCATTCTGGATCACCAGATGAGCTTTTTCCTTGTTGCCAGTCATCTCGTGGATCTCATCAAAGATTCCAAAAGGAGCTGGTCTAAGACCATCATTCTGACCAGCAACACAAGGAACTCTTAAAATATAAGCATTGGGATTGTCCTTGACTATGATCTTTCGTTCTTGAATATCAACAAAGTGCTTCAATTCACTGTTTTGGATCATTGCTTTTGCAGATGAAAAGACAAGATCAGCTTGATCATAACTTGATGCAACAACTGGAATGATCGGACTTGGATTTCCAGATCCTAGCAGTCCATAAACTGCCAACATTCCAGCAAGTTCAGTTTTTCCATTCGACTTTGGAGTCGATATATAAGCAGTATGATGTTTGAATGATCCATCTTCTCTAAGTTCAAAGAGTTCTCTGATGATCTCTTTCTGCCAATCTCTTAAGACAATAGGTTGTCCAAGATAATCTCCAGAAGAGTGAACACAATATCGTTCAATGAACTTGATAACTCTATTCCCAAGAGTTTTCATTATTCTTCCTCTAGTTCTGCATTAAGATCAGCAAGACTTTTCTTTGCTTGACCTATTGAGATCCCTAGAGACACTCTAGCTTTCGGATTCATTCCTATTCTGTCCTCAAGTTGTCTGATCTCAGCATCTAACTTCAACATTGCTGAATATAGAGGATTAATCACGACTTGACCTTGTGATCCTACGACCAAACGATCTTTCTTAGCTTGTTTATAGATCCTCTCTCGTTCATCCATCAGTGTTGCAAGTCGATAAATGATTGATTGATCTGATTTCTCATCAATTGCACTAGCAAGATCACTTGTCCAGAATGCTTCCCACCACAATTTCGTGTTTTTTAAATATCTTCCAGATAATTTCGGAATATTTCGTTTTTTATATGCAGACATTTCGACCAGCTTTGGTCGTATTCGATGTTCTCTTTGATCAAGTGGTTTAGCTCTAGTCATAATAAAAAAATATTTTTTTTGAAAGTTGTGAGACTATACATCTCTCTTTCTTAAGGGGCATCGGGAGAGACACGCTGTCAGATCTCTGCATTTTTGACCTACCCCTACCAAATAGAGTTCTGATCAGAACAGTTTTTGTCTGTTTTTGCACACTCCCAAGCACTTATCTCAGCATATAGAGTCATTTCTACTCACAAAAGTTTTCAGATTGTTGCTTGTTTGGAGCTGTTGCAACTTCGACAAAAGATTTCCAAAGTTTGATAATCATCCCCACCTTTGCTTGTTGGTATAGGATGATCAGCTGTCAGATCAGTTGAGAAGTGTGGTTTCCTTTTATATCCAGAACACACATATCCATATTGATCAATGTGTCTTTGCACAGCTTCTTTTCTATATTTTCTCTGTGCGTATGTGACAGTCTTTGGCTTCTTATAATATTTCTTCTTGATCCTATGCTGTGGACACTTTCTTTGATCCGAAACTTTTCCACAGTCATAACAGAAAAACTTTGGCACGATCTCTTTTCCTTAGTATTAATAAAACAATTAATATTTCAATCAAGGAGATAATCTTCGTTGAATCTCAACAATACGATCTTCCATTGTGCTCAGTTGCCATTGATAGTTCAGATACTTCTCATCGATCTGAGTTATCAGCATCGTATGTTCTTTATCTGCTTTCTTTAATTCTTCAATTGAAGTTTGTAGCTCTTTGATCTCGTGCATCATTAAATTAATTTCAATATGCGTATGATCTAAGTTATTGATCTGATCTTGTATTGCTTGGAATCTCTGATCAGTCTGTTGTTTATTCTGTATCAGTACAAAACAAAGAATGATGATTGAGATAGTTAATGCAATCCAACTTATATATTTCATATAGTCCATATCTCATAGGGGATCATCATATCTTGTTGCAAGAACATAGGGGAGTTCTGATCTTCTACTCTTTGAGTTATAACATCTAAGAACAAGAACTCTCTTGCTTCAGATGGTTTCATATCTTGATTCCCAACTAATTGGATCACACATTGATTGAAGTCATAGACTGCAACTGATTTCTTCCCATTCGTTCCAATACCAATGAAAGCTGGAGTGAACTCTGGAAGAACTATTGCTTCTGGATTTAAAGAAGCTAAATGTGAATAACTAGGATGGTCAATTGCTTTAATCATAAGATATTTATTTCTGAGATAGAAATTGGATTATTGGTATAACTATATCAGCTAAATGGAACTCAATTAAAAATTTGCCCATATTTCTTGATTATTTTAATTCTCACTACTGATTGAATATTTCTGCTTTTATTTAAAGCAAATAAATATTATCTTATGTTTTCTTATCTTATCTTCTCTTATCTTATGTCAGAATTTCCGACTGCTTTCCGATGGAAATCCAACTGCTTTCCAAAGAAAGTCGGTGGAAAGTCGTAGGAAATTGTCTCACATTGTGATTAAATTAAAAGAACAATGGGGAATGCTTTAGATTATAACGACACACACGAGCCACGAAGATTGATAGATTGTGACAATTGTGGCAAAAGGTTTCTTAATTATCCAGATAATGTCCCAACTTGTTCTGATTGTTTGCAGAATCCGACAATTAAGAGACAAAGATCCAGAAATTCGACTCCAGTTGCATTTTTATTCGATATTTAAAATATGCGTTTAAGTTTTTTCCAAACCTTGATTTCATTGAGGATTTCAGAAAATTTGCCACAGCTCCTCATTTTTAACACATAGACCAGTCATAAGTGTGTTCAAGTTTATCCAACCGATACAAAACTTGTGGCTGATCAGTTGGCACGAAAGACTGGTCTGCTTTCATTATAAAACCACATTGAACAGCTCTGAGTATTTGTTATAATTTTAGTTATTGCAGTAGTAGTTCAGTGGTAGAACGCCTCGTTGCCAACGAGGAAGTCGGGAGTTCGAATCTCCTCTACTGCTCCACTAATCTTGTTCTGGTTTATAACCCTTATCAAATGAATCAGCCATTCTCTTCTTCAGATCCATATCTTCTTTGATATAGTACTCACGAGTCACACGATCATTCTTATGTCCTAAGTGATTTGCAATATCAGTTGAACTCCAACCAAGACCAGCAAGAACTGTTGCTGATGTGTGTCTTGTATATTTAGGAGACTTGAGTGGTCTTTCAATACCAACCAACTCTTGAATCCGAATAAAGTTCTTTCTGAAATAATCTAAATTGATCAGATGTCCGAACTTATTAACAAAGAGATATTGATCTTCGTGATATACACCGAGAAGATCTAACTCCACAGCTAACTGTTGAACATAGTCAATGACTGCATCTGGACAAGATTGTATTCTCTGAGATGAGGATTTGACCTTTGATTCATCATATACCCATCCAGTTATCTCTCCATTTTCATTGTTAGATGCTTTCTTTGAGATAGCTTTATTGATCACAACTTCTTTATTGATGAAATCAAAGTCACTAAACTTCAAAGCCATAAGCTCTCCAGTTCTTAGACCTAGATAAAATCCAAGACAGAATCTTCCATACCAAGTGATCGGAGGAATATTTCCAGTTGAATTTCTCATTTCAATATGAGTTCCAGTGTCTCTTGTGACCTCGACTCTAGTCTTTGGAATGTGTCGGAGCTTCTCAAGATTTGTGTGGATCTCTTCTAGTGACCAAGTTTCATCTCGCATCTCATTAAAGATCCTCTCATCTCTCTCTTGTTGCTCTTGAGTTCTTCTCTCAAGTTTGACATCAGTTAGGGGATTAGCATTGATCTGATTCATTGTTCTTGCTAGATCAAGCAGAGTCCTCAGTTCTGTCTTATAGTTTTGAATCGATGCTGGTTTCAATCCTCGATCTTTTAATCTTTTGAGGTATTTATACATCATCGAACTTGTTATATCTTCGAGCTTTATATCCCAAAGACCTATTTCTTTCCAGAATTTTATTGATGCGTTGATCTGTGCTTTATTAACAACAGACACTTGTCTCTCAGCTTTGAGCCAGTGAGTCAATGCAAACTCTCCAACAGTCATTGCATCTTCTTGTGTCACGAGCTTTAGAGAGTCTCTAGTGTTAAGATCATCAACAATCTTCTTGCTAAAACGATCAGCTTCAGCTTTTGTCTTCTGAACTTTGCCATTCTTAACTTGTTTAACTCCATCTTTGTCAAAGACCACATATCTTGGTCTCCAACCAATAGATCCAGATTTATAATTTATCTTCTGGCTTCGATATACTTTTGCTTCTTTCATTATTTCTCCTTTTAATAGGATAAATAACCATTGGAACTCGATGAGAAAAATGCACACGAATGCACACAAACTGCACACAGACTTTGAGAACTGTGAGAAGTATGAGACATAAGATAAACAATTGACCAATAAATCACTGGCAATTTATAATTGTTCAAGAGTGTTAGTAGGAAAGAATCCCTTGCCAACGAGAGTCTCTCGGTTAAATTCTCAAGAGCTCGTGTGCAGTGATCTTTCCCAAAAACCCATCTGTTCTTGGTTAATATCATTAATTTATATTATAACGAGAAAATTCCGAGAAGCTCGTGGTTAATAAAAACACCTAAAATGCACACAGAATGCACACAGATTTTCAGTTTATAAGAAAAACCCTAAGAGAATCAACGCATTTTGATGATGGCTGATCACAATAATATTGATCTGAATCTTCGATATGTTTTAAGATCGAATGACAAGACTTGCATCTGTACTTGTCGGAGTTCAACCTTTTCTTCTTCTTTCTGGAAATAAGTCACGCACCTTTCGATTGTTGTGCAGTCCTTTTCTTTGAGCTGGGATAGTTCCACCCCAGACACCCTCTGAACAATAGTTTTTAATCGCATAAGCAAGACATTCAGCTCTGACTGGACATTGCAGACAGATGTCGATTGCTTGTTTGTATTCCTTGTTTAAGGATCTACCTTTTAGATCTCTTTCCATAATGAATAGGGAAGTGTCACTTGATACACAAGCTCCTTGCTCTTTCCATTGATATTCTGGATCTGAGATCAATTGTTTGACTTCAGACAATGTCAGATGATCATTTGTCATAGTGGGCTGTCCAGAATCGAACTGGATCTTTTGTCTGGACTTTCTGAGTTCTCGATTCAAAAGAAGACCATCTCAGCCCTGTTGCCCTCAAGAATGGGATCTGAGGGGCTTAAAATGGAGCATCTTGCTCCTTTATCTCGATATGGACTTTCGGCAATCTAAGGATTGCATCGAGAAGAGTGTTTAATTGTTCAAGATCACTGCTCTCAAGAGTTTTATGAGCTAGATCTCTTAAATCACGATAATTTGTGATCTGAGCTTCTTTATTCACTGCATACTGCTTGACTTGAGCTTCTATCTTCCACATTGCATTTGCAGTCACGAGTTCATCTTCATCAGTTGGAAGTTCTCCAATAACTTCTTGACCATTAAGCCATTCATTTGCATCTCTGTATCTTTGCAAATGGCTATTGTTCAGCCATCCAACATCTTGAGCTATCTCATTCAATAAGACATACGCATCAACAACTTTCTTCTTGAGCTGTTTTAATTGATCAACTTTCTTCTTGTGTAGATCATCAAGAGCTTCTTCTTCTGAATTAACCAAGATCGGATCTGGTTGAGCCATATAGTCTGAAACTTTTCCAAAGTAGCTCATTTGATCCTCCCAGCTTGAAATTCTTCTCCAAACCACTGATCAAAGTTATCATCGATCATTGATTTTCTATTAAGTCCCAACAATCTGACATTTCTTTCATTGATCAGATCATCTGGCTCAATTGTTGTTCTACTGAAAGCAAGTCTTTGATCATTTGCTCTGACCATTGCTTTTCTATTCATCACAAGAGCTTCGACAAGATTGTTCTCAATGTCTTGCAATTGTTTTAATTGATTCGCAGATTCGAAATATTGTTGCTTATTAAAATCCCATCGTTGATCTATTGATACAATCTCAACTTGTGGATAATGTGTATGAGCATACATCATTTCTTCTGTTTGTTTTATTGGGGCTGGTTGAATATCTTCTGCCATATTCTTCTCCTATTTAAAATGGAACATCCTTATGATCTTCCTCTGATTTTTTGTCGAATGGATCTATTTCAACAGTGTCTTCTTTTGGAGCTGGAGGGACTTCAGTCTTGATCCAGTCTTGTGGAAGATCCTTTGAATTAAGCCACCACGACTTTCTGAGCATTCCATATTGACCTTGTTTTCTACCACTGCAATCAGTGTTGTTAGAACAGACAAAGTCTGGGCTCTTC